TAAATAAATTAAAAGGTGTAGAACAGGCAAATATTTTATCAGATATACCTTATGATCCAGAGACTCAAACAAAACAATATTATTCTGTCTTAGCTCAAAAAATTGCCGATACAAATCAAAGAATGGCTTTGATAAAAGATCCTGCAAACTATTATTTTAAGCAGGCAAATGAAGCTGTTGGTAAAATACCTTTTGTTGGAGGTTTATTAGATAGAGCCGTGCCAGATCAATTAGTATCAAAAGGGTCTGCAGAAATTATCGGTTCATTAGCTTTTATGGGCGGTGCAGGTTTGTTAGGTACACCGTTTGGAGGACCTACAGGAGCTGGTGTCGCTATGACAGTGGCAAGAGGTTTAGGAGCCGATGCTTTGGGTGCAACAGCGGGCGGACAAGTTTATGAGTTGACTAATCAAATACTCAGACATCTTAATGACTTACCACTAGAAGATAGAGAACTACAAAACGCTAAATTTTTAAAAGATGCCTATATGAACTTGGTTTTTACTGGAGGAGTCATGGCCCTCGGACCACTGGTCAGTGCATTCAAACCAGCCGTGGGTAGAGTATTATTTGGTTTAGACAATAAAAACCCTGAATACAAAAAAATGTTAGAAGTAGCAGAAACATATGGCATGCCATTAGGTATCATACAAGCTACTAATAGCGCTTTTTGGAAAGGTTATTCAAAAGTTTTAGGTGTATTTCCATATGTTGGAACACCTTTTAGAAGAGCTGGAGAAGGAACACAAGAAGGCATCAGACAGTTTTTTGATACTGCACTCAATAATTTAGCACCACTACAAACAATGGCATCATTAGGTGGTGACATGTTGAAATTAGGTAGATCTGAATATACAGACACTATGAAAGTTTCAGACGCTTTATACAAATCATTTGGAAAGTATGCTGAGAAACTAGATGGCAAAAAAGTTATAAAGTTAGATACAGTAAAAAGATTAGCTGATGAGTTTCAGGATGTTTTAATTTCTTCTAAACCAGGAACTCAAGGTTATGGTTTTAGATTTCCTGGTGACGGATCAATGAAAGCCTTCACAGAGTTTTATCAAACTTTGAGTAGGCTTGACCCTGACGGTGTAACAATTACACAGTTTAGAACTTTACAAAAATTATTGTCTGACTTTCAAGCAAACTTTAAAATTGAAGGTAAAGGCTCTGTGCCAACTGAAGAGGGGGCTAGGATATCACAACTTCGACTAGCCTTAGAGCATGATGGAAGCAAACTTATAAATATAGATGGTGTAGACAAAGTCGTTTTTGACACAGCCATGGAAAAACTTACAAGAGCAAATGCATATTTAGCTGCGGTAATGCCTAAATACAAAGGTCCTGGTGCTAACATGTACAAACAGGTTAATGCAAATATTTTTTCACCTGGTCCACAAAGTGTTTCAGAGGGTGTTTTAACTCCAAAACAAATGATTGAAAACTTATTACCTATGATGAAAGAAGATCCAGATCTGGTAAGAGCAGTTATGAATCTAGCAAAGACTCCAAATGCAAACTTGAAAGCTTGGAGGATGTCTGGTTTTAAAGAAGGTGTTCCTGTCAAAGTCACCGTAAAAGAATTAGACAATGTTCCTAATTTACCTAATGGCGAACCAAATCCAAACTTTGGAAAACAAATAGATGTAGAACAAACTGTAATATCTATGGCACCAAATGCTGGTAAGAAAAAAATAATTAGAGCTTTTTATGATCAAGCAATTAAAGACTCTTTCACAGGATTACCTGTGGCTAAAACATTTAATGATTATAAAAATTTAGCTAAATTACCTCCAGAAGAAGTTTACAAACAAGGTTATAAAAATAATGCAGACGTATTCCGATTTAGAACAGTTGATTTTGATCCAAGAAAGTTTGCAGACAGTTTAGGTTTAAACAGCACTGATGGACGAGCAGCGCTAGAAGTTGCTTTAGAGGGCACGGGCACAAAAATAAAAGATATCGAAAGATTTTTAGAAGTAGCAGAAAAATCTGGTAGTTTCACAGTTACTGACCCATCTTCATTCGTTCAAAGACGTGTAACCTTAGGAGGTTTTAGAAGTTTATTATTATTTGGTGGTGTACAAGCTGGTGCAACAGCAGCAGGTTTTGGTCTACCAGTATTAATGGTGCCTTTACTCTTAAGATATGGATCTAGCATTTTAACAGACCCACAGGTGCTGAAAGCATTTTCAGAAGTTTTAGACCAAACAGGTCTTGATGTAGTGAAAAGAGCGGGAGTTGCAAGAACTGTCGGAGAACCTGAAGATACAAAAAAGACATTAGAACCCTTTACAATCTCTGAAAAAAATAAACAAATACTATTAGATTGGGCTGGTACAACATTGCCTACACAGGATGATTTAGATCAGCTAGATTTTGTAAACCAGGTAGAACAATCTTTGATAAGTTTAATGAAACAACCGCAAACACAAGTAGAGGCAAAACCTGCAAGAAATCAACAAATGGAAATGATGAGTAGAATGTTTGGTGCACGAGGCTATCTAACTGGTGAAGAGGCACAAATAAAACAACAAATAGAAGATAGATTACAACCACAATTTGATGCTAGTTTAGGATCCACACCTGATGTATCATTACAACCCAATATGCAAGTACCGCTGCAAGCTAATGTTAGAAATCAGTTAGCCTTGGGAACTTTAGATGATGCTCTAGCTACACAAATGTTTAACAGAGGAATAGGTACACTATAATGAAACTTGATGGCGGCGTAGGATCAGTAATTGTTATGCCTTTAGGCATGAAAAATGGAGGTCCTGCAGAAAAATTATTAGCTGAGGGACCACCAGAGGGACCAACACAATTAAAGGTGCCTGATGAAAGGATGATTACAAACAGAGTCGATAGAAATCTTTTTTCTATACCTGTGCCCGATCCGGATGGCGGTCCTATCTCGAGCGAACCTTTTACTGAAACATTACCTGGACCAAATCCACCAGGTCCAGGTATGAAACTGCAAGAATTTTTGTTTACTACTCCAACTTTAAATCCTCAAGAAGTTTTACCGGTATTACCATTTATGCCAAATCCAGCAATACCAAATCAAAGAAACCCTTTCATAGAGGGATTCTTTGATCCCATGCCAAAAAACACAGGTGGCATACCCAATTTAATGCAGGCAAATATTACTAAACCTGCAGGTATATTAACAATAACTAAGGAGTACGACATATGATTGAATTAACAGAGCCATTGAAAGATAGAGTGCGTCACCATGAAGGAGTCCGCACATCTATGTACCTGGATAGTTTGGGAAAAGCCACGATCGGTATAGGCCACCTTATTCAGCCTCACGAACGAGAAAGATATGCCGAAGGTGTTGAAATCTCCATGGATGAAGTTGAGGAACTATTTGATATAGACTTGAATAGAGCTGCTGCGGGGGCTGAATCATTAATAAAAGAATGCATAGGACATGACTTACCTGCTGTGGTTGAAGAGGTTATCCTAGAAATGGTATTTCAATTAGGAACAAACGGTGTACGAAAGTTTAAAAAAATGTGGAAAGCTATGCGTGAAAAACGTTGGAAAGACGCTGCGGAAGAAATGAAAGACTCAAGGTGGCATAAACAAACCACTAAACGTTGTGAAAAATTAGCAGCTATTGTGGCAGATCCTAATGCTTACACATACACAAATGAGAGGATGTATCAAAAGGTTTGATACTTAAGTAATTTAAGGTATAATTAATTATGGTAATAGGAGTTATAGCTAAGGGCATAGGTAAATTAACAAAGAGTAAGAAAAAAAGGACACCTTTTATAAGAAAAGGGCCTAAGACTATAAAGGGTTTTAAGCCTAAAGTAGGTAAAGAGCGTGATCCTATTGTTGAAGATCTTACTACAGAAGTTAATGTTCCTATGGAGGACATTGATGTACCGTCTTTTCTTAAAAAAAGAATGAGCCCTGTAGACCAAGCTAAATTTAAAAAAATGCTACAGACTGGTAAAAAAGCAAAAGCCAGTAAGTTTGCACAAGAAAGGACTAAGTAATGGCACTAAAACCAATACCAAAAGGTAATAAAGGATTACCAAAATTACCAAAAAAAGTTAGAAACAAAATGGGTTTTATGAAAGACGGTGGTCTTGCAGAGGCTACTGCTAAATTAAAAGCTCAAGGTTTAAAAGATGGCGGTCCTGTAAAAGGCATTGTAAGAGGTAAAGCGAGAGGTGGCGGAGCAGCTACTAAAGGCTTAGGTTATAACGTAAGGCCTAACTAATGGTTTTAGCTAAAACTATAAAACTCGGTATTCAAGTAAAAGGCACTGGTAAAGCAGTAGGTAAGAAAACACCTAAAGAAAAAACAAGTCCTTTTTTAACTAAAGCACCTCAAGCAAAAACTTTTAAAAAAGAAGACCCCGCAGGAGACCTTGCTAAAGAGATAATGCAAGAAATAGCATTTCTTGGTGCACCCGGTGCAACAGTTGCAATAAAGTTAGATGAGGCGTCAAAAAAGAACAAAGGTAAAAAGATAAAGAAACCTAAAAAGAAAATACCTGGACTTAAAGGTAAAAAATAATGGCAGGTCTTGGCATAGCACTTCGAGGTATCGGTAAGGCTGTAAAAAAAGGCATCAGCAAAATCAGTAACATGTCTGACAAAACTGCAGGAACTGTTACTATGACAGGTGTTGGAGCTGCTGTTGTAGGAGGCGGTGAACTACTAAAAACTAAAAAGAAAAAAGGACCTAAAAAAAAATTAAAACAATTTAAGAAATCCAATCCTTAAGCTCATCACCCATAACTTGACTAGCTATGTCAACCTTGTTCTTCAGAGCAAGTAAAATCTTTTCATCTACCGTCCCTTTACAAACAAAGTCAACATACGTCACTTTATTCTTCTGTCCTATTCTGTGTGCACGATCCTCACTTTGTAA